GACATGGCCGACGAATATGGCAACATGATTGCGAAGCTCTGCAAGCAAGGCAAGATGGGTTTTTCCTCTGGTGCTGCTGGTCATCTGGTAGAGCGCAAGAGCATGGGCAGTGCCGCTGAGATTACCCGCTGGCCTATCGCTGAGGCAAGCATCACCCCGACACCAGCCGAGTATCGTAACAGCGTAAAGAGCCTAAAGGATATGTATGCAATGGATTCTATGATGGATATGGACATGGAGCAGATGGACAGCGAAGAGTATGCCATCACTCCTGAGCAAGCTGAGCCAGCCATCGGTGAAGACCCAGCCGCGTACATTGACAAGGTCTATACAGGCACTGGCGCAAACATCATTCATGAAGGCTTTGAAGGTCTCTACGATAACCTCTGTGCTGGCATCATGGGTCTCTACGAAGTCCAAGGGGACAAGACACCCTACATCGTTGCACTGGTCGATGGTTTCGCGGACCGTGCAAAAAAACTTGCATCAGCAATCGGCTCTGATCCGATGCTGGTAAAGTCCGCCCCGGATAGCCTCCGGGGTGTAGAACGTCGGCTGCGGGATGCAGTCGGACTCTCCCGGTCTGCCGCTAAGCGGCTGGCGCCTGATTGCTGGGAATCTCTGCGGGATGCAGACCAGCCAGAGACGCAACCGGACATCATTGCACCGGAGGTGAAAACTTCCACTGACGCTGAGCGAGCAGACTTTCTTGCCCGCTTGGAGATTATGTCACTATGACGATTGAACAACTCGAGTCTAAGAAACTCGGAAACATCGCAACGGCCAAGGAGTTGGCTGCGAGCGGTGGTGACCTCGCACAGGCAAAAAGCCTGATGTCGGAAGTCAAAGACATTGAAGCCCGCATCGACATGATGAAGACACTCGGCGAGACTGCACCTGTAGCAGCTCCTGCTGTTCAGCCATGGGCTAACGGTGGCGTTACAAAGTCCGTGTTTAGCGGTACCCGTGATGAGCAGTCCTACAAGGGTTACGTTATGGGACAGTTCGCATTGGCTGTCGCTGGAAACAAGCGGTCTGCTGAATGGCTCAAGGCTAACGGTCACTTCAAGGCACAGGTCGAAGGTACGACAACCGCTGGTGGATACCTTACACCTGATCTGCTTTCCGCTGACCTCGTATACCTCCGTGAGCAATACGGTGCAGCTCGCCAGAACTGCCGCATTGTTCCGATGACCTCGGACGTTCAGCTTGTTCCAAACGCAACCGCATCCACAACGGTCTACTATCCGGGTGAAAATACGGCTATTACCGATTCCTCGATGACCTTTGCACAGATTAGCTTGACCGCTAAGAAGATGGCAATCTTGACCATCGTGTCGAAGGAACTTAACGAAGACTCGGTTGTTGACGTTGGAAACGCTTTGGCTCGTGACTTTGCCTACAACTTGGCGAAGGAAGAAGACCGCGTTGTTTTCAACTCGGCTTTGACAAGTACAGATGCTTCCGGTCTCGTTGGTATGGGACGAACGCTCACCGATCTTGCATCTGGTACTTATGGTAACTACGGCAACATCGCAAGTGCAGTCGTCGGCCCTTCAAGTTCCGGATCTGCTTGGAGCAACTTCACGCTCGCTAACCTTCAGTCGATGATTGGCAAGCTTCCAACATATGCCGACAATCCAAAGTGGTTCTTCCATAAGAACTTCTTCTACACGGGTATTGCCGATAAGTTGGCTGCACTTGGTGGAAACAACATCGATGCAATCCAGAATGCATACGGAGTCAATCCACTACTCTACGGTCTCCCTGTTGTATTCGTCCAGAATATGCCAGCAACGCCAGCGATTGATACTCCTGTGGCATTCCTCGCTGACCTGTCCAAGGGTGTTGCTTTCGGTGACCGCCGAGGTATCACAATCGAGATGTCCGATCAACGATACTTTGTTGAGGACAGCTGGGCGTTCAAGGCTACCGAGCGCTTCTCGGTCAACTGCTTTGATGCTGGTAACTACTCGGCAACGGCATCTGCTCGTGTGCCTGGTTCGTTCATCGGCCTTATCGCAGCTCACACGTAAGGCAGTGCGGAGTGATACCGCAACCGACCAAAAGACCCTCGGCAGACGTGCCGGGGGTTTTTTCTTTTAGCAAACCGGGCTAATGCCCGTGTGGGATACTGGAACCATGAGCCTGAGCCGCGCCGATGCCATTGGAAGAGTTGCCTTGTACAGTCAAGCGGCGCAATATCCAGCCGTGTCTACTACCGACATTGGCATCATTCTAGATGAGCATTTGCGCTTTGGTACTTGGACAGCAAGCACCGTTTACGCAGTCGGTGATCGGATAGTCGGTACAACTCCGAATGGCCGTGTCTATGAATGCCGACAGGCGGGAACATCAGGCACTACTGAGCCAGAATGGCCTAGTACATGGGGCTGGACATGGGAAGGTTTCCTCCTTACCGAAGGAACATCAAACCCGCAGTTAGCATGGGTTGACATGGGGCCAGCACACATCGAGCGTTACGATGTCCGCACTGCCACCCGTGCTGTATGGCTCCTAAAGGCCGGACTGGTTGCTACAGAGATTGATGCCAAGGAAGGCACATCTGATGTCAAGCTCTCACAACTGCAAGCGCAGTTCCTGACGATGGCCGACCGCTTCCGCCCGGTGAGTATCTTTTAGATGTCTCCTATATTGCGCGGCATACTAGGCCGTGGGCTTGTTCGCAGCCTAACCCAAGATCGAGTTATTGTCCTCCGTATGACGCTCACAGAGGACGGCAGAGGTGGCCAGACGCAGGACTGGCGGCAGGTTGACGAGTTCCTGGGCCGTATGGTCAACCTCGGTAATACCGAGGCGTTACTGGATGAAGGAATCAAGGTCGTTTGCAACTGGTACTTAGTCGCTCCAGCCGACAGAGTCATTCAAGCTAACGATCGCATCAGGCTACACGATGAGCCTAATCATTTCTTTGATGTCATCGGCACAGACCAAGGACAGACTAACCTGCTGATTCAACACGTATCACTTAAGGAGCATTTCGCATGACGGCAGAGGCGTGGGTTCCGATTGGTATACAGGCCTTTATAACCGTTACCAGTATTGGTGCCGCTTGGGTTGCTATACAGGTCAGGTTGACGCGCCTAGAGACGCAGGTGGCACACATTATAAACACCTTAGACGGTCAGCAGCAGGAAGTGCGCCGCATAGAACAGCGACTCGGTAAATTGGAAAACAAGGTGTCCGCTTTGGAGGCGATCATACAAAGATGAACAGCATCAGTATCAAGAGACTAGTGGTCGTTGTGATCGTGGCTTTCGTAGCTGCTTTCACCTCGGTATTTGGTGATGGCATCCGGACAAGCGAAGCACACGACCTAGCCGAGCTGGGCGCAGTGCTTGCACTGTACGGCTCGAAGGCGGTAGCGGCGGGTGTCTCTGCTGCTGTGTCTAGTGTGCTGGCGTTCCTCACGATGCCTTTTAGCGGTGTACAGGCAAACGCCTTGAAGGTGGGAAAATGAACCTGCAAAACTTCTACATCCAAAAAGAACCAGCACCGTCTACCGACTGGCGTGTTTATGGAGACATCTGCGATGATGCCGGAAACATCATTTCTACATTTGGTGTTGATGGTACAAGCGTTAATCAGTGGTGGGTTCAACAAGATTACAATTTCCAGTACTTCACTGTAAATCAGTTTGCCCTTGTAATGGCACAGCAAATCATCGCAGGAGTCGCTGAATAATGGCTACGTATTACGTTTCGACTAGTACTGGTAACGATGCTTGGACTGGTTTATCTGCAACGTTTACGAGTGGTTCTACAGGTCCTTGGAAGACACTTACCAAAGCGTTAGGCGCAGCTGGTATGGCATCCGGGGATATCTTGTATATCGCTCCGGGCAACTACAATGAATCGGTCACAATTGGATTCACACCGTCTGCCGCTACTCAAATCATAGGTGACCCTAACAGTCAGTTTTTCGGTGGAGTAACTGCTGGGCCGGTCTTGATTAGCGCATTCAACGCCGCAGGAACATCCGAGACGGTTACCGCTAACCTTATTATTGCCGCTAGTCGCAACTATTTTGAGTGGTCAAACATCTGGTTTAAAACAACCACCGGTCGTGCTGTGTCTGCCACAAATGCGCGTTACTGGAAGTTTACTAATTGTATTATTGAGAATACAAAGCGGACTGATATTAATGGTGTCTTGTTTATGTCCAGTGCCGCAAGTACAGCACTTGATGCAACTATTACAAGATGTAGGTTTGCTGGTGGAACATATAGCCTACAACTAACTGGTGGAAATGTGAGTGATACCACTGCAATTACGTCCTGTGTATTTACAGAAGGTGTGCAATCTATCGAACTTGGAACCATCGGTGTTGCCATTACAAATTGTAGTTTTATTGGTTGTGAATACGGAATTGTACAGAGGACTGGTAGTTTAAGTTTTCCGACTAGTGTGCGTAACTGTGTTTTCATACGAACAACAATTGCTATTCAAGTAAACACAACTGGCCATTTGACTGAAAACTTTAACCGGTTTATAAACGGTTCTCGTTCAAATACAGGCACACTTGGAGCCAACTCTACAACGGGTGGAGATGGTGGACTAGACTTAGGTTATTTGTTGCAGACAAATGGAAACTATCTCCAGACGTACACCCCGTATGCATCAAGTCCAAATACCGCATTTGGTACTGCTACATCAGCTCCAGCAACCGATCTGTATAACGTTGCGTGGAATGGTGCATCACCTGATGCTGGCGGTATTACCTATCGTGTAATCACTTCTCTACCATCGTTGGTTGCATACAATGGTGCAACCGAGCGCAACGCCAGCACCATCACAATCGCTCCCGGCTCAACCTCACAAAGTATCGAACTCTACCTCGGTGCTACAGGCCTAACCTTTGCCACCACAGGCCTAGTGGCCTACTACGTCCGCAACAAGTCGGCTCCGGTGGCTATAACGCTGGTCACGCAGACACCTACAGGCGCGTGGACTTCTGGTGGCTTTGCGGAGATATCGTCCTCCCTCGTGCCGGGTGTGTATCGGCTTGATGTTCCTAACGCCGCATTTGCGGCTGGTGCATCTGATGTCACGATCGTGGTCAGAGGTGCAAGTGGCACGAACGGCGCGGTGCTAACGGTCACGCTTTCATCTGGTGGCTTGACGGCAGCGCAGACAGCCGCAGCGGTGTGGGATGAGCCGTACACCTCGCACACAACTGCGAGCACATTCGGTGCTAGGACACTTTTGACTACAGTCGACAATCGGCCTGCGGATGTCGGGACATCAAACCACATACAGGCTAACGTCCACGCGATTGTGGACAGCACAGCAGCTGCGTCGGAACTCTCTGGCGCTCTCCTTCACAACGGAACCGACTACATCAGCGCGGAACTCGTTACCCCGGTTACGCAATCCGCTTTGGTACGTATGGGGCCATATCAAGTCATCGCCGATGGCGTGGCAACTCCTATGCCGCTTGACATCCAGAAGGGCGCACAGCACGGCGTAGACATCCAGTGTGTAGACAACAACCTAAGCGCCATCGACATCACGGGTGCCACGATAACGGCTAAGGTCTACAACTCTGGCGGCACGCTGGTTGCTACCTACAGCGGTACGGCAACCTATGCAGCTGATGGCAGGGCGCAGTTTACGATTACGACTACGGTGACAAACACGCCAGGCACTTACACGGCTACGATTACACGAACCACCGGGGCATCTGATACGCAGGTATTCGGCCCACTCCGCATCTATGTAAGGGACATCTGATGAGCATACTAAGCCAATTAGCAAAGCGAGTGTTACGCATCCCGGAGATAAAGATTCCATTCGGCGAGGTGATGCTGTTGAACCAGATCAAGGACACCCTGCACTACCTTTCCTCAAGTGACCTTGATCTTTTGATTCTGGCCATCAAGGCGGAAAGGGCTACCCGTGGCAATAATATTTGACTTAACCGAAGACCCTCAGCAGATTGTACAAGTCTCCGCATGGGTAGGTGACTGGCATTCCTACGTTGTCCGGCTGGTGGATGAGCTAGGAAGCCCGGTAGACATTACTACCGGTACGCTTGGTGCTACCTTTACTAACATCCAGACCGGTGCTGCTTATTCTTTTGTCAGTGGAAGCGTAACGCTTACAAAGCAGTACAGCGCTCAAGGCATCATGAGCGTGTTGAACCCGGCGGCTTACCCTACAGCGGCGATGGTCAGGCTAACGGTATCCTTCACGGTCAGCACCACGGTGCGGCGCTTCGGCCCGTTAGAGATTGAGGTATTGGCACCGTGATAAAGATGAGCTTCAGCCTAAAGAAAGTACGGCTAGATTCTTATCAGAAGAATCTACGCCAACTTTCACAGGTTGTTGGCAAGGCAGCGGCTGACATTGAAGGTGAAGCCAAGGCAAGTATTCTCAAGAACTCCGGCAAATACAAGCAGTATGACAATCACTGGTCAAGCCCTCCAGGCTCACCGCCTAACAACGACACCGGAAACCTTGCTAACAGCATCGGGCATCGAATGACGGGCGCAACATCTGCGGAAGTATTTGTAAGCGCAAAGTACGGCGTACCGCTGGAGCTGGGCTGGATAGCAAAGTCTGGCAATCACGTACCGGCAAGGCCTTTCCTACGTCCCGCTGTGGAGTATGTAGCCCCGTCTTTTCAAGCGGCGTGTAAGAGCATCCTGAAGGGTAAGAGTTAATGGCATTTGAACCAGCCGTCATTGAGCAGTGGATTTACGAGACCCTGAGCGGCGATACTACCCTGATGGATTTACTATCCACTAGTAATCAACCATCCGGATATCAGCAAGGCATATACAACACGGTTGCGCCGCAGGTTGACCCGGTATCACGAAGGCCACCACAACTGCCTTACGTGGTCTTTAGCCGATCTGGTAACGCAGGGCAAGACCAAGACGTGCTATGCGGTAGCCGGGTGTTTAC